CCCACGGATCCGCATAGCGGCTCCGTCCACCTGTGTTGTTTGCAAACGTTTCCGCTTACAATCCAGATGGGCCCATCCCGAGCTTGATGTCGACGGCTCGGGGACGTCCGGAACGTCGTAAGTGGTCTGAAGACGTTGGCACGAATTCAGACTCTCTCTGTTCAAGGAGAGATAGGCACTTACGCAGGGCGGGCCATCCAGAGATCTCATTTACAGGGATCACTGGACGTATTCTCCATCCTTTAACCAAAGAGATGGAATTTACCACTTTCGTATCGTCATTATGACAATCGAAGTGGCGCCTACCCAATACAGGAGACCCCTCTTCAATGCGCGGAAAATGTCCGAGTATTCGGAACATTCTACCGTCAAGAAGATCAACCGTAGACTCAAAACCAGCGAGAAAGAGCTGGTTCCTGAGCGAAACAGTTGAAATGATCTCCTGAACGTTCCTCCGTGATGAGGGAAGAATACGACGGACACGAACAATCGAAACGTTCTGTCCGGCATAAAACTCCCTCCCGCAAGACTCTCGGAACTGACCGTTCCAGAATGACTTGCGGCCATTTACTTTGAATCCAAAGGATTCAAGTGAATCGATCACAGAATGCACATGATCTTTGGGGACAATAATATCGTCTCCAAAGATACGCACCCGCCCTTTGAGATCATAAAGATCTCTCCGGGATAGCGGATGTCCTAAGCTCTTCTCAATCCCAAGGAGGACTACGACTAAGAACGTCATAGCCTCAATGGGAAAAGTAAGAGCTGAACCCATAGACGCGAACTTGGTCAGAGGGACTATCCCATGACCAGGCACGTCGGCATGACGACTCCTGCAATCAGAAACAGCCCTCATAAGATGAGGGTGATCCTGAAGTAGAAGTTGCGCATGCAGAATGGAGACTCTATCGGAAGCTTCACTCAAATCGAGTGTCGCAAGCTCACCATTAAGCGAGCCTTCTTTGGCCAAGAGCTGGTTAGGCTCTTGATCATCGAATCCGATAAAGGTGTTAAGGAGATCGTTATCCTTAACACCATCTTGGAACAATCGCAGAACCGCTTGCTGTGCATACTGCATAGCAGTCGGTTCAACCGCGATTATCCGAGGAGTCTTCATCGTTTTAGGGACTGCGATCACC